AAGCTCATCACGTTGATACGTTTCAAGTTTATCTGGACGTGGCACTAGTCGGATGCCGGATCGCACAAGTAATTGCTCATTCAATGCATCACAAATCATGTGCGCTTCTGGCACAATTGTATTTTCATAAAACGCAAGTGTATCTACTTTTGCTGTTGCATAGTTAGCAGCGTTTGAAAGCACAAGTGAGTGTGGCACACCAAGCGCAGTAAGTGTATCGGTACGTGCTTGTTCAGTAAGTTCCGGATTGACGGTATCTTTGAGTGTGTCACCAATGATAATTGGCTTGATGTCAGCACGAATCGCAACTGTGTTCCATGCATTTTTTACACCACTCATAAACCGTTTCCACCACGTTTCCAGCTTTTCCATTTCAGCTTGTTGTGCTGGCCCATTAACAGAAAGCAACGTTGCTTTAATTGCACCACGTCGCCAAAAGTTTTCAAGAAATGTGTCTAGAAAATAAAGTGTAGCTGCGCTCCGAATGGCAACTTCAGCTGGCGAATGCCCTGGCCCTATTTCATATTCAACATTGGGCATCCATACATAAATAACATCTTTTAACTCCAATCGCACTACTTTATTTCCAATCGTACGATTGAATCCAATTAGACCATTTTGCTCATCATATAATGGTCTAATAGATGTTGGCAACATTGGTCGTAATTTGGCATTTAACCCATACTTGTTGCGCTCAATGTACAAGTATGCTGCGCCAAACAAGCATAGATGCATTTCGATTGTGCCAAGAATTGGACGCATAATCCGCATAAAATCAATGATTTGTGGCGAATTGGTAATATCCTCATCACCTTTCATCAAAATATATGGTAGTGATGAAATAGCTTTTGAGCGAATATCTACAGCACGATGCAACACCGGCACATTGCGGTATGCGGTAGTTACTGACAATGGGCCTGTATCATCTAACTTACCCTCAAGCACTCTCCAATACGATGGTGGAAATGCCTCAATCGGTATTGATTTTAATCCCATAACAGTAATTTCCCTCCACCACCAAGCATTGGCAATGCGCCAGATACGGCATCTACATAATCATCATGTTTTCCCTGCGGAAACATGGAAACTTCATCTAAAAATTCAGTAATCCATTGACCAGCAACAAGTTTTACCTTACCAGCTTCTGCTCTGGATGCCCATGGCATTGCTCTGGAAATCTTGTCTTTTTCCACATTTACCCCACTAATGGAAATATGAGCAATCTCTCGAATACGCATTAACTCTTGAATAGCAGCAATACCATGCAATGCTTGTTCAATGTAATGAAATACGTTTGGAGCTTCCAGCATATTGCGTATCATTATTTTTTGCACATCTGGCCATTCAGCTTTGATGTGAATTCCCTCTTTTAAGTATAAATTACCACTATCATCCATTGCAATAGCAACACTTGCCGTATAGTCAGCAGATGTACGAGTGCTAGCAGCTAAATCCCAATATCGCACCCATTGCAACCCATCTGGTGCGCTATCGACCATCGTAAACCAATCACGACGAAACATTGCACCTGCTGGATCAAGAAAGTCACCATCAATTTCTTGCGCTTTCCATTCAGCAGTATATGATTTGTCAAGTGAGTCAATAAATCCCTCTGGCAGGAATGGATTATCCCTTGAAGATGATTTGATAATATCATACTCAATTCCCGAATTGAATTTGTAGTACAGCCAATTTTTCCCACGTGGTGTTGTTACTGCCCAACCCTTAGATGGTTGTTCACGTAGACGTCCAATCATGATGTTCCACACTTCGTCAGCCAGCATCGCAGCCTCATCAAGCATAAACCAACCAAGATTTGGGCCACGGAGTCTGTCCGGATCGTCACCAGAGCGAAACAACACGGTACGCTCGCCACGTAATCGTGCCTGCATTTCCCCTTGCTTAAATGACACAAGGATATTAGCACTGCGTGTGAGATCCAAGAATGTGCGCAGTGTTGCATCTCTAAGCATTGGATATGTTGGCGCAACAATCATGCCGGTGCTACCAGGTGGCATGCGCAATGCCTCAATGGTGCCAGCTCTTGTTTTTCCGCTACCAATGCCACCAACAAACAATCGAAATCGCGCTTCACTACTCCAAAACTTTTGTTGTGGTATTGTTGATTTCGAGTGTTTGATGACCATTTGTTGTTGTTGATCCGGAGAGGTCGATGACATAATCAATTGCTCCGTCATGTTCTACTACTCGGCGACCATAGATATGTGGATGCCGTCGTTCAAGTTTCCATGCGGCTGCTTGCCATGTACCCATATTGGAAGCTTGCTCAATGCGTGCCAACCACTTAACCGTCGCTGCGCCCTCTGCCATTTCCACTTGCTCTGCAAAATCTGGATGGTTTTTTTGCCACTCGTAAAATGTGCGAGATGAAATTCCAGCATATCCACACGCATGAATAATTGTAGATCCCATTTCAATAGCAAACAGGATTTTTTTAACACGCTCTGGATTGTATTTATCTCGTGATTGCGGATTCATATTAGCCACGTTGGTTTCCTTTCACGCTATATCCTCGTAATGATAATTCGTTTTTGATAGCTTCATAGTCTTCACTGCTAGATAACTCTACTACTAGGATATACATTTTATCCTCCAATTGCAATTGCGGATCATCAACGAATGCACTCGATATACCCATGTCGGCAGATGTGTTAGCAAAAAAATCACGCAATACTTGATTGTCAGTTTCAATGTCAGCTAACAATTCCTCAAGTTTATCCTTATCAGAATTGGCAAGCGCACCAATTGGATCAAATGAAGCCATGATGATATCTTCTTCTTCTGGCGATAACTCGACAAGTGTAACGGGCACAGTTGGCTCATCATTGCGCAATGCAAGTGCAATGCGTAAGTGACCATCAATAACGTGACCGGTTATTTCATTGACGATTACATTTTGCACTACACCAACAGTAGATAGCACATTGCTCAACACTTCTTGTTGGTGCTTAGGATGTAATCGGAAGTTTTTGGGATTAGCTAGTAGTTGGTCTGGTGGCACATCAGCATATCCTTTGATGCGAATCTTGTATTTCATTTTATCATTTTCCTGATGTAGTATGCCAAATCGACTAGGTAATTTTGGACACTAGGATCAGCTGACTTGCCATCGACAAATCCCAATCTGATAAGATAGTTTACATCCCAGATTTTAGACCATACCAAATCTGTGACTTGATTTGGTGTTAGCAACGCATTGATTTGTGCCTGTAGTTGTTCAATCTGTTTTGATTGCTCTGCCACTTTGGCTAATGCAGCAGCTGCTGTGTTATTCGCTGCATTAGCAGCAGTTTTGGCTTGTAGTGCCTGTGAACTAGCATTGCTTGCCATGCTCTGCGTAGTAGCAATAGATTGCTTTATAGAATCAAGTGCAGACGCATTAACGTCAACGATTTTACTACTTGGCTCATCACTAGGATCAATATATCCATCAATGATTTGACCCCACTGCCCACTTCTTGCTGGCGTGTAAGAAAACCACAGTTGTTTATTCATGACAATCAGTTGATTGCCATTTGCATTTTCCTTAAACCAAACCAATTCCGGTTTTCCACCTTGCACTGTGCGAAAAATGTGTGGCCCCCATGGGCCAGGATTGGTTAATCTGCCTGTCCACACTTGAAATCGTGTACCAATTTTGTCGATTACAAATGTACCTGCGCCATAACACGCTGCGGTAAATGGTGCTTGCACCGGTGGATTAGATTGCTCCATTATCATCTCCTTTACTTAACTTTGTACACTGCAAACGCATACACATCATTCATTGTCCAAGGACTTGCAAATACTTTAACATCAACAACCGTAATGTTCTTTGGCGTATCGCTTAACCATTGAAATAATTCATCAGGATCAACATTTTTGTAATATTCATTTGGCTTCAATTCGCCACCATCAGCACTATGAACAGCACGTGCTAACCCAGCACACGTAATAACCACTTTTGTCGTGTCATGCATGAATTTCCACATCGCATTGATGATGCTTTGCGGATTAACATGTTCTAGCACTTCAGTACAAATAATTGTATGAAATGGCTTAGTTAGATAGTAATCATCTGGTGGAAATTGGTCAAAATCACGTATGTCAACGACATAGTCAACATTTTTCCCAGACACGATGTCCACACCAACATATGGTTTAAGATTGCCCCACAGCTCACGTGGCGATCCGTTAATATCAATACTTCCAATCTCCAATACCGGAGCTTCAAAGTAGTGGTCGTTACGGATTTGCTTTAGCCAATCCATTGCGGATTTATGCATTACAATTCCTCTCTCTTTTCTGGTGGTAATAACTCTGCGAGTAATTCTATTATGCCATCAAAACACACATCACAAAACGTGACTCCCATGATGCCGATATAACCTTTAAACCAATCTTCGTCATTAGATGTTGGATGCATAGTACATATTGAGCAGTTATCTGGTGGATTCATTTTTACATTCCCTCCAGCGGTGATTCAACGGCATAATGAGCGATACGCTTTTCTGCAATCGCTACGTATTCTGGTGTGATGTCAATGCCGACAAAATCCATACCCTCTAATATGCTAGCACATCCTGTTGAACCACTGCCCATAAACGGATCGAGTACAACCCCACCCTTTGGCGTGACGAGGCGGACAAGGTAGCGCATGAGTGACAACGGCTTGACCGTCGTATGAATGTTTGCTCGCTCACCGATTGGCGCATCAAGCCCCACCTCCCGCTGGGCTTTCGACGCTTTTGCGGTGTAGAAAAATCGGGATGCGCCGCCGGAGTCGGAGTAACTGTTTTCCGGTTTGCGGTTTCCCGGCGCTTGCTTAAGTCGTTCGTAATACCCACGCACTCGCATATCATCATACAAGTTTTGCTTGGATACACTATGTCCGCTTTGCTCATCCAACGCTTTGGCGGCGTCTTCATCGAGGATGATGTTGGCGGGCCAGCGTCCGGATGTTGGGCGTGGCTCGCCGTCTTTTAATCCGTATTCATGAGATGCGGTGTCGTTGTTGCGTCCGTTGCCACCCCAACCAACAACATCCGTTTCAATCCTCGTCCCGTCGATGTTCAGCGCACCGCATCCCCACGTTGTGATGTTGTTTGCCACCGTGCCACAAAGTGGCTTTCGTGAGAGGACTGCCGGCTCATGGGCTGGCTTCAGCGCAGTGCCCCAGCCCTGCCACTCGTCTTTGAGGTTATGCGATTTCGGGAATCCTGACCCATATATCCATTGGACTTGGTCACGGATTTCAAATCCAGAATCCTCAATTGCCACAGCCAAACGATGGTACGTGCGTGAGCCGCCAAAGGCAATCAAATGCCCACCTGGCTTCAGTACACGGAGGCATTCACGCCATACTGATACATCGTATGAAATACCACTGTTGTCCCATAATTTTCCCATAAATCCCAACTCATATGGTGGATCGCAAACGATTGAATCAATAGAATTGTCGAGAAGTGTTTTGAGTATTTCTCGACAATCGCCAAGATGTAATTTATACATTATCGTATTCCATCCCATCGGTAATTAGCAATAAGCCACGCTTCCTTGGCACCATGATTTTTCCTTATCCAATCATACACTAATTGCCGATTAAGAAATGCACGACCACGATAACGAAATATTGGATCAACAATTTTCCCAGCTGTTATCATCTCGGCAATATGATTGTGAGTTATGTACAATGCTTCAGCAATGGCATTCGTTGGAATCCAATGTTTATACATATACTGACGAATCTCATTTAACTTGCGTCGTTTTTCTATACTAATTGGATCTATCTCGCTGATTAGTGCATATCCTTTTTCCCACCAATCAACAAGTAGTGCTTCATTAATAATTGTTACCGGTTTCTGACCAGCCATGCCCTGTCGTTGATTTTTATCCGGCAAAATCAACGGCAAATCAAAATTGCGAATCCAATAGCAGATGTTTGTATGCGATATTTGCCATTCTTTCGACAATGCCATTGGTGTAATGCCATTCATAAACCGTCTATCAAAACTCAATACATTGCGATATCGTAGTAATCCAACAACGCTATCGCGACTTCGATGTAAACGTTTTGCAATAGAAGCTATCGTGTACATACCAATTTTACTTAATACAAACTCAATTTCATCTTCTGTAAACTGCTTGACTACTCGACAATTGGAATTGTTACCCCCAACTGATTTTGATACTTGC